ATACTCGAGGTCTGACAGTATATCTTCATCAGTTACAGTTCGTGTCATTTTCAACTCCTTATGCATCGTGCCATGCAGTTGCAATTTCATCTGCGTCATAACCCACATCAGGGTAATCATCAACAAACATATACGCAACTTCAATAGCAGTCATAGGTCGCGGCATCATGCCCCAATATTCATTAAATCGGGTAAGAATTTCATCCATGTCCATCATAGTGTCTCCTTTACTTACTCCTATGTTATACAGTAAGGCGTTTAGGGTGTCAAGAAAAAAATGGCGTTTTGGATAAATACTTACAGCAGAGCGCATACTAAGGAGATAGATGAATGGCAGTTCTAGACAAATTAAGTGTACCAACAACCACTGAACAACAGGGTACGTTGATGCCAAAACTACAATATCGTTTCCGCGTAAACTTTCTCAGAATGGGTGCAGGCGATACATCAGTTGCAACACAAAACGTTGTAAGTGTAACACGCCCTAACATGACACATGATGAAGTGCTTGTAGATACATATAACTCACGCATTTACCTAGCTGGTAAGCATACGTGGGAACCAGTTACAATCGAGCTACGTGACGATATTACATCAGCAACTAGCACACTGTTTGACCAGCAAGTTGCACGTCAAATTGACATGGCAAACCAAAGTTCAGTACAGGCAGGCACAAGCTACAAGTTTGAATGTGTTATCCAGAACTTGAACGGTGGTAACCCTGACCCAGTAGTCCTAGACGAATGGGAATTGAGTGGTTGCTACATTTCAAACTTGACATACAATGAGACAAACTATGCAAGCGGTGGTGAATACCAGACCATTAGCGTAACACTTCGTTACGACAATGCACGTCACGGTGTTGTTGATAGTGGTATTACTGATACTCTAAGCAACCCAGTATTCAACGGCGATACAAACGCAGATACTAACGCGACAACCTAATTTAGGATAGCAATGGCAATTACTAATTTTGCAGCAGAGGAATTTGGCAAAGGTGGCGGTGGCATTTTGGTGCCACGCCAAAAGTTTAACTTTACGTTGATACTAGAGCGATTTGATCGCCCTAGTATCGTTTTTACTCGTGTCAGCAGTGTATCAGCAGCTAGCTATAGTGTAGACACACAATTAATGAATCAATACAATAAAAAGAGAGTGGTACAAACCCGACTCAATTATGAACCAAATACGGTGTCATTTTACGATACATTCGATAGTGAATGGCACACCCTAATGCGTGACTATCTGTCGCATTACTTCAACGGCGGAAAAGGTATCGATCAACGTATATCACGAGAAGGCAGCAGCACAGTCGACCCAAACTTTGAAACTGACCTAGGATTTACACCAAACGCTGATCGATACTTTTTCCCTCGTATTGTAATTAATCAAAATGGACACGCAGGCCTTTCACGTGACACGATTTTGATTAATCCCACTATCACCAATATCCAAGGTGATACACTAGATTACAGTGACAGCAACCCTGTTATGTACAGCGTAACATTCCAGCCTGAAAGCATACAGGTTAATGAGACTGGCGGCTCAGGCGGCAGCGCGTCAAGACAGTCGTCAACAGGACAAACGACACGAACCGAAACGTTTGCAGGAACACTCACTGCCCCACAAGCGGTACTTGACTTTATAAACAATACATAAATATCGTTATGGGAAACTATCAACAAGGCAACTATCAACCAAAGAATACTGAAAAGTACATAGGCAAGCACATTCCTAAGTACAGGTCAGGTTGGGAATTGCAGTTTATGCGTATGTGCGACAATCACCCCTCAATATTAGCATGGGCAAGTGAAAGCCACAAAATTCCTTATATCAACCCTATTACTGGTAAACGTGCAAACTATATACCAGATTTCTTTGTTGTTTACATGGATAAAGAAGGCAAAAAACATGCAGAGTTGGTTGAAGTTAAACCAAGCGGGCAAATGGCAGGCAATGCTAAAGGCCAGTATGACCAAGCGATGGCAGTCATAAATGAAGCAAAATGGAATTATGCACGACAATGGTGCAGACAGCAAGGCATTGGATTTCGTATCGTAACTGAGAAAGAAATATTCAATAAGCCGCAAAAAGCTCGTCCGCAAAAGAAAGCTAAATTCCCCAAAAGGATAAAACGATGAGCAAATTACCAGACACATGTAAAGATTGCGCTGAATACGGATCTGAGATCTGCAAAGAGTGCCAAAAAGAAATATTGAAGAAGCAAGATGCGCCTAAATGAAATAAATGAAATGCAGATAGACGAAATTAGTGTGATGTCTAGCTGGATTGCTGATTTAGACTATGAAGAAGGCGCAGTCAATTTGACGTTAAACAACGGCCGCAGATACAGAGTTCTTGGCGTCCCTGAGGGAATGTTTAGGCAATGGGTCAAAGCACCTAGTAAAGGTAAGTATTGGCACAGCGATATTCGTGGTAATTATAGAGTAAGTAGAATATGAAATTAATTTATGCAATTATAGCATTTATGTTGATTGCAACATCAGCATTTGCAGCAGAACGTGAGAGTTATTACTCAGATCTAGTATGCAGTCAAGAGTATAAAGGCACAACAAAATGGTTGCAGTCTGGACTTAGACCAGACTGCCAAACAACATTTGCCATAATGGAATTTGACTGGGCAACACAAACAAAGTTATATGAGTGTATTGGACAAAGTCTTATATATGCAAATGAGGCAAACAAGCTTCCAGTTTGCGTATTGTTAGCAAGAAATGACGAAGAACTAGCATTTGCAAATAGCCAGGACCTCACCCCATTTGGAATTGTGCTTAAAGTGATAGATACACGACTATGGGACCAATAAGGAATCAACATGACACGTAAACTAGAAGAAACATTTAATCTACCGCCGATGAATCTACCAGAAATTGATGATAGTGAAGTAGAAGAAATTAGCTACTATTCTCAAGAAGATATGCACCAGATTATAGAGAGAGCAGACAAAATAGATGCTGCCTTACCGCAAGTCAGCGGGCTAGACAACGTTGATGTTGACTATGACGAGTATGCACGTAAGGCAATTGATACATTTGATGAACTAGTTGAACTAGGCAAAAATGTCGAAGATCGCCACGCAGCAGATATTTTTAATGCAGCTAGCAGCATGATGGGTAACGCAATTACCGCTAAAACTAATAAAGCACAAAAGAAGCTTGATGTAATCAAACTACAGATTCAGAAAGCTAAGTTAGAGCATGAAAACGAAAAGCTTGACTATCTCAAGCAACGTCACCTCAAAACGCCAGAAGGTGGTGATGTTCAAGAGACTGAAGGCCATATTATCTCAACTCGCAATGACATGTTGAATGACATTCTTGCAGGCATAAAAAGAGACAGTGATGCATAAATACAATATAAGCAGGAGACTCCTATGAACAAGAAACTAGGGCAATATTTGGCAGAAAATGAAGCGGTACATGAATTTCGTGTAAAAATCGCTATGGAGCCAACAGACACGCAGCTCGACGCAATGGAGTTGCACCTACGCAAATATGATGGATTTGACATTGGCACCCCACAAAAAACAATTATCCAGCGCAACCCGCGCGATTTCCGCAGCATTGATGCAGCAGAAGTTTACATGATTGACTTTAAAACACGCCAACCAGCGAGTCCACTTACATTGCTAGCTGAATTAACACAAAAAATGGGCATACATGAGCGCTTCATTATTGTACGCAATAAGCTAGAGCCTCTGCATATTGAAGATGAAGCAGAAGAAATGCCTGAAGAAGATTATAAGCCACGTATTGGTGATGATGAATATTCCGAAGCTGAAAAAGTAAACGCAGATGATTTTTATGGCGAGAAGTTCAAAGCTTCATTCATTAAAGAGATCGCCGCAGACCGTGCAGAGCACCTAAAGAAAGTAGAGAACTAAAATGGATAAAAAAGAACTCGAAAGACTTCGCGTACTTGCAGGTAACACACCAGCTGTGAAAAAAGAGACAACTGATACTAATAAGACAGTGCAAACTATTATGGAAACATATGTTCCTGTTGTTTATGAGGGCGAAGCAGAAGAAAAAGCTAAGCAAGCTGCATTTGACAAAGCAGATGAGACTCGCAGCAAAAAAGTATCGCTAAAGAAAGCGCCATGGGACGAGTCAGTAAATGAGTCAGATGATGATGATGAAGACGATGACGACGAAGAACTGAATCGCTATGGTGGCGGCGGCTGGGGAGGGCGGTTTGTCGATGATGATGAAGAGCTTGACGAGTCAGCTGATGGTCGTCCTTATGTTTGTGTCCATGCTAAAAAAGGCATGACAGAAGTAACTGCTACTTCTAGTTATGGCGCTGCACAAAAAGCCGCTGCAAAGTGGGGATTGAAATCTACGTCTGGTATTGACGCACATCTAGCAGATGTTACACACACTGCAACGGAGTCAGCCAAAGAGCCAAAAAATGAGCAACAGCAAATGCGTGAATGGGCAAACTCTGTTTATAAGCAGTATGATGATCGTGGTCATTATCAAGAGCAGCCAGAAGGCGAAACAGTTGATCTCAGCCTACGTCGTTATGTTAATGCTAAAGCAATGCCTGTCCGCATTGAAGAATCAATTAAGCCTTCAACCCTTGCAAAAGCCTACCGTAAATTCAAAGGTAAGTAAATGGCGGTAAATACTGACTTAGTTAAACGCCCGTATACAACGGAGCGTATGAGTCAAAATGAACTTAGAGAATTGGCTCTTTGTTCTGTCAACCCTTTGTATTTTATCCGCAACTATTGCTACATTCAGCACCCTACTAAAGGTAGGATGGCATTTGAATTGTTTGACTATCAAGAAGGTCTTGTAAATTCATACAACGATTTCCGGTATTCAATCAGTCTACTATCACGTCAAACTGGTAAGTCCACCTGCGCCGCGGCATACTTACTTTGGTTTGCGATGTTTAAGCCAGACAGCACAATCCTAGTTGCAGCACACAAGCGTGATGGTGCAAACGAAATTATGACACGTCTACGTTATATGTATGAGAGTTGCCCAGACTTTATTCGTGCTGGGGCAACAGAGTACAACAAAGGTAGCATTACATTTGATAACGGCAGCAAAATTATTGCGCAAGCTACAACTGAAAATACTGGACGTGGTCTAGCACTTTCACTTGTGTATTTGGACGAATTTGCATTTGTCCCTCCGCGTGTTGCAGAAGAGTTTTGGACATCTATCTCACCAACATTGTCAACTGGTGGTAAGTGTATTATTACATCAACCCCTAACCAAGACGATGACCAATTTGCACGTATTTGGAAACAAGCTAACAAGCGTGTTGATGAGTATGGTAACGAAACAGATATAGGTGTGAACGGATTCCGTCCTTACCTAGTTAAATGGGACAAGCACCCAGATCGCGACCAAGCATGGGCAGATGAAGAACGCGCCAAGATTGGTGACGAGCGTTTCCGCCGTGAGCATGAATGTGAATTCATTGCGTTTGACGAAACACTAATCAACAGCATTTACCTAAGTGAAATGGATCTTGGTATGGAGCCAATGCGCAAAGTTGGACAAATACGTTGGTACGATAAGATCCGCGATGATCAAACATACCTAGTAGCCCTTGATCCTAGTTTAGGAACAGGTGGTGACCCGTCTGCTATACAAGTATATGCGATTCCGGGTATGCGACAAGTTGGCGAGTGGCAACATAACAAAACACCAATACAGATGCAAATTAAAATCCTAAAGAATATTCTGGAAGAAATTGAAGAAGCTGCCCCAAATAGTGAAATCTATTACAGTGTAGAAAACAATACACTTGGTGAAGCTGCACTTATCTCAATCTCTGAGATGGGCGAAGAGAACATTCCTGGCATATTCCTAAGTGAACCAAAGAAAAAAGGTAACGGCCGCCGCTTTAGAAAAGGGTTTACTACTACTAATTCAACAAAGCTATCAGCCTGCGCAAAACTA